ACATTTTAGTATTTGCAATTTCTCTTTGCGTTTGATTTTGAGCTTCTACTAATTCTTTTTGAGCTTGAAGTTCTAGCTCTTTTAATTGAACATTTAACTCATATTCAAATTGCATTAATTCTCTTTTAGTTCTAGCTTCAACTTCTAGTTTTTTAATTTCAAATTCTATATCAGCTTTTCTGTATTGAATTTTAGATTCATTTTTAACCTGCTCTGCTTGTGTTTTAGCATTTTCAACTTCTATTTGAGCTTGACCTTGCGCTTGAGCTTGTGCTGCGCTTGCTGCCGCAGCTTGTTTTTGATCTACTTGCTGCTTTTGTATTCTTCTAAATTTTAATAATTGATTAGCTAATTGTATGTTTTTTATTTCTCTAACATCTATAGCATCTTCTAAAAATATACTACCTGCAGCTAATGCTACTTGTATATTAGCTTCTACTAATTGTTTTTCTGCTACATCAGGTTCTAACTCTAAAAATATTCCAAAATCATGCAAATGCATGTCTTTCATTTCTTCTAAAGATCCTACTGAAAAAGATCCTAAAGCACCTATAAAAGCTTCTTTTGTTGGATGATATTCTAAAACATCTTTAAATCTTAAAGCTATACATTCAGCTAATTTAGTAGTTATAAACATACTACTATCTAGTATATGTCTAGTTGCAACATTACTATTTGCTGCAGCTAATTTTTGTACACCAACTAATGATTTTGGATCAGGATCAGAACCATCTCTAGCTTCGTTTAATCCAGTTATATCCCTTATCATTTGAATATACTGATTATAAGCACCAACTAGTATTTGAACTTGACCACCACCACCGCCTGGAAGTTCTGTTATAGGAACTTTTCCCATGTTTTGGTCTCCGTCAACAGTTAAAGATCTACCTATAATTGATCCCGTTTGAAAGTACATATTTAAAGCCTCTTGAGGATTATAATTAGTACCATTACCTAAATCTATTTCAGCTAATCCATCAGCATCTAAATAAACACCTGAAGGTGTCATTCTTTGAATAGCTTGCTGCATTTTTAAATGCGTTAACTGTATTAAATCAGCATAAGGCATCATCTTAGATACTAAAGAATTTATTGAACCTCTATATATTCTTGGTGCACTTACTACATAATTCATTAATACTAAATTAGTATTTGAATTAGGCCTAATCATATTAGTTGCTTTTTTCCATTTCAACAATCTATTAGAACCAAGTATTAAAACTCCTTCGTATAAAACCTCAACTGCTTCTGCTACTTTTTCAAATCTTGATCTATCGTCCTTAGGCGGATTAAATGAATCGTCTTTTTTTATAGCTTTCTTAGCTCCAGTTGAAGTTTCTTTTATTTTGTATACATTGTTTTCCCATGTTTTCCAATTAAAATACAAAACTGAAACAATATTATCGTCATTATTATTTTGATTATTTGAATTATCATTATAAGACGTCCAATCATAACTTTGTCTAGCTAGTTCTCTATATTCTTCGTTACTTATGCCAGGAAATTCTTTTTTTAATTCATTTAATTTTACTCTTTTAACTTCACCAAAATAATAACAATCACTAAAATTAGGGTCTTCAGTATAAGACCATATTAAATTAGCTGGATCAACGTAATTAAGCTTTATACCGTCTGTATTATTAAAAGTACATTTACCAGCACCAATTCCAATTACAGCTAAATCATAGTCTATACGTTTTTTTATTTCTTTATAATCATTTGATAAAAAAACATTATTAATAGCTTGTTCTTCTGCAATTTCAATACCTTGTTTATAATTTAATTGCATAAACAATTGAAACTCTTCACTGTTTAAGGGTAATTGATCTTCGGGAACAGTTCTAGGCGCTTGACCTAATTCTGTTTCCATTACTTTTAATAATTCAGCAGCTGCTAAATCTTTTTCTATTCCCTTTACAAATTTAGTTTTTCTATCTGTAGATATTGGATCTTGACCAACTGCTTTTATAGAAAAAAGTCTATCTTGCATGCCATTTACAACTACATCTACAAACTTAGGTATAATAGGTACTGGTTTCCAGTCTAAGTTTAAATAAGACAAATCTCCATTTACAGAAAACTCATCTTTATATTTACCTATAGATTGCTCGCCTCTAGCGTATAGTCTAAGCATATGGTATTGATTTGAAGACTGATAAAATCTTCCTACATTACCATCTCTATTAAACCAGTCTTGCTCTATAGCTTTAGCTACCTGTAATCCGTACTCATCTGATACTTTTTCAGAATCTGAAACCGCTTGACTCGGAAATGAACTGTATTGTCCTGTTGTTACTGCCATATTTATCTTATTATCTCACTTCTTGATCCTTTGTTATTGTATTTTGAAAAACCAAAATCAAGTTTTTTTACTGTTCGTTCTGCATTAGGTCTATACATATGTTTTCTACATGCCATTAAAGCTAAACCACTACTTATAGAAGCATCGAAAGCTGTTCTTTTTGATATATCAAACTTAGCCCAATCTTCTAATGTTCTTTGAAAAAACATATCACCGTGATCATCTCCTTTAGATCCTACATATTCTTCTATGTAAGATTCTATAGCAGCTGCGTGTGCTTGTTTTATGTCTTCTGAAGTATTAGGTATACCACCTAATTCTGCTTCTGTTTTTGATAACTTACTTCTAAGTTTATCCGGTCTATTCATTGAAAAACCTCTGTAACCTCTTCTTTTAAAATGATATAATAGTCTTGGTTTATTGTTTTCAGCAAGTATTGGCATTCCGTAAAATACACAAGCCATTAAAACATCTTCAAAGAATATTTCAGCTGTTTGAGGTCTAGCTACGTATTCTAAAAAAAACTTAGTACTAGGTATTAATGGATCCATTGAAAATGTAGTTAAACCATGAAGTGCTCCGTTTGAACCTCCACCGCCTACCGTTCCTGATATGTCATATGAATCACATCCAAATGCACCTAGGCCATCATTTCCAGGATATTTAATTCCACTTTTATTTATTATTCTATTTCTATGATTAACAGGTGGTATCCATGATATGTAAAAACGACCTTTTACATTTGGTTGCCAAACAACATCTCCATCAATTCTACCATTATTCCATCCAAAATTACCTCTAACAACATTACCTTCTCTTGTCATAACTTCATTAAAATCTATTTGTTCATAGATTTTAGTTAAATTAAATAAAGAATTAATTGTTTCATCTCTAAAAGCATGTTTTTCTGATCTTGGAAACTGTCTATAATACTCATTTAAAGCATCACTGTCGCTTTTTAAGCCATCAACTTCATTCTCCCAGTGTTCAACGACTCCCGTATATATTTTATCTCCATCAATTCCTTCAACCGGTTCTGATGGTGTATCGAAGACAGGATACCCATACTTATCAATAAACCCTTCATATCCCCATTCCATAGGTATAAACAAAGAATATAATCCACTTGTAGTCTGGCCGTTGCGATTTCGTTTTGTAACATCTGAATTATAAAATAACTTTTTAAAATTATCACCACCTTTAGCTAGTGCATTAGATGTTGATCCCATCATACATTTACCAACTATACGAGCTCCTAATCGTAAACACGTTTTTGTAACCCTCCAGTTGTTGAGGATGTTGTCGGGCCTCTCCCATTTACCCGATTCGTCATGGACGAGGAGTTGTAATTTCTCTCCATCGTACGAGTTGTCCCCTGTATTCTTCCAGTCGATTGTTGTATCCAATCCGATCCCCAGGTTTTTTTCTTCTTGACCGGTTTCTCTAAGGGAATTTCTGGTAAGTCTTTTGGATGGTATCTTGTAGGATAATTCTGTTTTGGGACGTTCCATTCCGTCCTGTATTGGTTTGAAGAAAAACGGGTAGTTGATTGAAATGGGTACAATCTTGTCTGTAAACATCTTCTTTGCATCCGCTCCAGTTTTAGATAAAACGCCAAATCTAGAGTCCTTGGAAGTGGTTGCCAAATTGACTGTCTCTGATGACGCCATGAAGCTAAACCCAGACCGTCTATTCTTGAGGTAGCACATTCCGTAAGATCTTTTATCAGCCTTGCATGCCTCCCAAAAGTAGTAAAAGATTCTGTTTGCCTGCCTAAAATCAGGCGATCCAACGTCGATCTTTGTCCAAGTGAGATATACATAGTGCGATCCTGTAATGTAGTTCGCGGAACCGTTGCACATGAACCAATAACCATCGTTACGATTATTAAACTCATTATCAATGTACGAATAGTATTTATCTTTAATATCTTCAGAACACGCTTGAAAATCATATATTGTTTTTAATTTACTTAGTGATTCAGGTTTATTAGCTACTTTAAATACTTGATTAGCGTTTTTAAGATCTTCTCCATTTATTTTTTCTGGAGTTTTAGGTAAACCTACCTTAAGACCTTGTATTTCATATATATCACCTAATGTACCATCTTTACTTATTATTATACAGTCTAAATCCTGATTATAGCCGTACTCAAAGTTTTTATGTTTATTAGTATGTTTTACTTTTTTATTAGTTAAATGATCAGTATGTATAGTGTATAGTTCTTGTTTGTACATTATTTAATACGATTTTCAACACCTAAAAAAGCTTTCTTTTCTTTGCCATCTTGTGTTTCAGATAATTGCTCTATTTTTTCTATTATCTTTAGAGAATCTTCTATAGCAACCCATTTGGCTTGAGCTGCTGTTTTTGCTTTTTCAGGATCTAGTTCAACTAAATCAATATTTTGTCTTATAACTTTTTCTAATTCTATTAAAGCAACTTCAGCTGCTTTAACTACTCTTTGCCTTCGATCCATAATTAATTGTTATATGATTT